GTAGGTGCTTGGACCCCTACCCCGCCGTGTCCTTCCAGTGCACTTGCCCGCTTCTTCCCGGAAGGCAACGGCCTCACCTCAAACGTGACAGGTTCGGCACACCGAAAATACTCCCTGCAATGCAACTTCACCAGGGTCATGCTTCTCGGGGCTGCAGTCATTCCATTATGTTCAGGCTCCCACGCTCGCTAGACCCCCAGATTGCACCCACCGCTGAAGCTCTAAGTCTTCAGGGCGGCCGGGCCGTTTACACCACTGGGGGGAGTAAGATATTATGCGACAGGGGCGGGATGATGTGGGATAAGGCGGGATGTGGCGGAATATCAAGTAGATAGAGGGTTAAGAATGTATCGGCGGCGGGTTTTTAGTTAAAGATATTCTGCGACAGAAATAGCGGATTTTACGGGGGTAATGAAATGGATTCTGCGACAAATTTATCGTTGAATTTTGTATGCAGACTTCACTGTAGAAGTTAATACCCAACCTCTTAATGAACGGTTATTTTCTTCATTAATTACAAAGACCTCTTTCCAGCTACTATTCTTATTCTTAACCACTTCTATTTTAGTATTAACATTAAGTAAAACAATAACCTGCTTCTGAAATGATTGTTTATCGGGTGGAATTAAGGGCTCATGTAACAATGCAATATTTGAGTCTTTAATAATCCAAAAATCGCCTTCTATAGCAAGATAGAAAGGCATGGGAACGCGTTTAAAAGGCTCAATATAAGCGCCCTCCAAAATAACCTCATGTGTCTTATTTAATATGTATTGATTTACGGTATTTATTGGGATTTCAGTTAATTCAATAAGCTCTTCAAGGCCCCCATTAAAACAATAGCCTTGAGTTTTAGAGCGGTTGATAAACTTAATTTTTTGGATATTCGGCCAAGTGTCTATTGAAGAGTAAATAATATTATATAAACCTGCTGCGATCATAGTTGTGTAAATCGATTTAGTGAGTCGATCTTGCCTTACCCTGATCGTTATAACACCTTCTTTAATACCGACATCTAAAACTTCCCAACTACTTAGACTTTTTATAATCTCATCCTTTAATTTCTCAACAACAGAAGGCGGTATGAGCTGCCCTTGTTTATCTCCTTTTGACTTTTCGATACGCTCAACATCGCCCTTAGGAATGCTTATAACATCCCCATATAACACATATTTTACATAATCATCCTCCTCCCAAACCCTTTCCAAATCCAATCTAGACCCATCCTTAAAAAAAATAGTATCCGCATCTAAAAGTGATGGAACAATAAGGGTCACTAAGAGCAAAAAAGGTATAAATTTTCTCATCTTAATTATCCCCTCAACAAATATGGATTATATTGCCTTATTTTTCAAGCCGTCGTCTTTCTCTGTTTGGGTTTACTGACGCAATTTTTGTTCCAACAGTGCAAGGCGGCTGCGGACGTCATTAAGCTCAGACATAAGATTAGAGATTTGTTGATTCTGATTCTTCATCTGATTTACAGCCTCCTTAGAGGCGGCAAGGTGTGATATTAGGCTGTGAATAAGAGCATCATTACCTGATTCGAGTATTGTCGCCAGCATATCCACGGCTTGTCCGAGCCTGGGGGTGCCTATCTTATACTCTTCCACTGATTTGCGGAGCTGCGGAATATTATTTTCCTCCCTATCCTTCTTTATGTATGGCTCGCCAATCCCTGTCAGCAACCAATTCCGGTCACACCCGTAAAATTTAACATATTTTTCTAAAAGCCTTTTGGAGATGCCGCTGCCAGCTTCATGTTTTTGGATAGAGCTAAGACTTATTCCAATGCGCTTGGCAAGCTCAGGCTGTGTAATATTTTTATTTTGCCGTAAAGATTTTAAGTTTTTCCCGAGTATGAAATCATCCATAATTAACTCTAATTAAATATAATTACCCATCATAATTGTGCAACACCAGGTGTTGCGTCAGGTGTTGCACGGCACGAAACCGGATTAAGCTATTAAATCAACAAGTTAAGGCAATATCACATAAAACATAAAAAAAATAAGTGTTGCGTAAGATTTTACTTGACAAAAGCGTAAAAATGCCGATAATCTAATATAGAGCTAAATATACGCATAAAACCGGAAATAAATTTTTAAAAGGGGCATCAATGAACGCTATTGAAATAGTTTTTGCTGAAGCAGAAACGAGATTAACGTGTACCACGATTCCGGGATCTCAACGATCTCAGAATCAGCGCTCCCAAGCGCAAAGGTTGCGGCCTGAATCCGGTCAAAATAGAGAGCCACTATCATGGGATCAATTTCAAGAAGCCTTGCAGAAAGCATTTCGGGTGTATCAGAGCTTATCAGCTCTTCGATTACGGCGTCTATTTCAGCCCGGCGGCTCTCGCGTATAGCCGGAAAATTATCGCCCTGGGCGTCAATTATTTTTTGAGGGTTCAATTTATTTACCAGGGCATCGGGGAAGAGGATGTTTTTAACGCCTGCATCCCAAATGGCTTTCAGATGCTCCATGTTTATAATTTTTGTTTTCATTAACATCTGATATTCAAAACAACCCAAGAGCAAGGAGACCACTATGATTCCTGTAAAGAAAACCGAAAGAGCAAAATTGATCGAGGATAACCTGAACAGTTATCTAGATGACCAGGAGCTTGAGGGCCGCAGCTTTATGGTTGCCGCACTTTTTGACGGCGTGCCCATGAGCCAGGTACGGCCGGTCCTGGATCGTGCCGAGAATATCCTGTTATCAGGCCATAAGGTTGATACCCGGAACCCGAGAATCAAGGCGATTGCCGAAGAGTTCGGAGTAACATCCATTAATGATTACCGTCTTTCAAAAGGCCACTAAAAATAGAGAGGTGGTCACGATTCCGGTGGTCCAATCCACTCCCATGTACGATCTTCCTTTTGAGTCGGGGGTAATTTGTCATCACCCGGTTCGATTGTTACTTGCCTTGCGTCAGGCACTGGAGATCCATTTGGACCGCGCTCGATATATTCTCCGGGGCGGTCCGGTTTTTCACCGGAATTTTGCAGGTGTGTCATAGTGCCCTCCTTTATAACTGTTGATTTATGAAAAATAAAACTAACGAGAACCCTTGTTCCTGGAAAGACGGGCCATATACTTTCAGAGAAACGATCTGCCAGGAATACTCAAACTCAAAATTCAGCGCCGGAGCCGTAAAGGGGCATCCGGTTGATATTCTTTACCTACAGGCAGAGAAAGACGGAAAAATAACCACCCAGTTATTGCTGCGACCCGATGAGATGGCGGCCATAGCATGGGTTGCCACGGGCGTCTTATGGTCGTACGCAGAGAAATCCACACGGAGTCCATTATGGCGTCTAAAACGGTTTCTGAAAAAAGCTCAAATTCGTCTGTTTCCACGGAAAACTTCCTATAAGGAGTGAAAATGCATCCGGCTGACATACAGGCGGCGCTCAAAAAGAAAGGCATACGACAAAAGGAGATCGCCAAGGATCTGGGCGTGTCCGAGATGGCTGTCTCGCTCGTGGTCCGCAAGGTCATGGTATCGGACCGGACCATGCGCGCGGTAGCCGACAGAATCGGACGTGATCCGCATGTGATCTTCCATGAGTATTACCTTTCTAAAGATAGACGGGGCCCCAAAAAAAAGACCGCTTAATCGTATGGTTTATTATTAAACCATTTTAAAGGCATGTCAATGTCTAAATTACGGCGAAGAATCGACAAAAACCAACTCACCATCTTTGACCTGGTCAAAGAATATTCCGCCACATCATCACCCACCGGCGGACAATTCAACATAATCGAACCCCTAAGAGCCTCAATGAGGAAGGTCATAAAGGGCTGCCCTCTTTCCCGGCACCAGATCGCGGGCGAGATGAGCCACCTGACAAACGAGACCATCACAAAGGAGCAGATCGACTCCTGGACGAGGGAAGACCAGAGATCAGAGATCGGGGGCCGGGGATCAGATGATGAAGACAGGTGGATCCGGAGGCACATCCCGGGGGAGTATCTGCCGGCTTTCTGCCAAGCGACGGGGAGCGTGGAGCCGCTGAAGGTTTTGGGCGGGCCATGCGGGATTTTTGTCATGCCGGGGCCGGAGGCCCTGCGGGCGGAGATACAGAAGCTGGACGAGGAGATCCGGGAGGCCCAGGCAAGAAAGAAAAAGAGAATGTTATTTTTAAGAGAGATGGAGGACAGTAAATGAGACATGAGACGGAGAACAGAAAAGAAATAACAGGTGTGATGCATACGCAATGCAGTGACTGCGGAAAATATCTTGGCAGTAAGCCATGCAACAAGGAATTTGACGGACTGATATCGCATGGCTCATGCCCGGAATGTGCGAAAAAGCAGCTTGAGGAATTGGACAGGTTGTTGGGAAAAAAAGAAGAGCAGGACGTGCTGACTGAAGCAGCGAGCACGTATATATAATAAGGATAGCAAGAAACGTGCCAAAGAGATTGGAGATATAAGATGAGCGGATCGGAACTTGTTAGCGCGAAGGGGATCGCAAAGGCGCTGGGGAAGGCAAAGACAAGCATCCTTCGGCGGGCTGAAAAAGAAAAGTGGTCACACGCAAAGGGAGGGAACCGAACGAAACAATTTTATTTATCGCGGCTGCCGGCGGAGGTGCAAACGGCGCTGGCTGCCAGCGGGGCGATATCCATAGAGGCATTGCCGTTACTCTTGCCGGAGGCGGCGCTGGAACTGGTGAGACAGGCGACCGGCGATGAAGTACAGATGCAGGGGTTTTTACCTATGGTTGCCAGCGGACGCAGAACGGAGAGCTGGTCCGCAGAGACCGCCCTCGATATGACCGTAATCCGGGACGGCCGGGTGGCCAAATGGTCGCGGATTGTCCAGGAGGCTATGGGAACGCCTCCGGGATGGAAAAAGAGGGCCTGGATCGAGGACGTGGCCGGACGGCGTCACACCACGGCGTCAACCATATACAGGCAGATTCAAAAATACGAGAAGAAGGGCCTGGCCGGGCTGAAGCACACAAAAGGGAACCGGCGGCAGCCGAAGGCATGGACCCCGGAGGCCGTGGATTACTGGATCGGCCTGTGCATCAAGAAGGAACACCGGAAGATAGCAAAGGATGCCCTGTACGCCATCCTTGCCCAGGAGGCCGCAACCAGGGGCTGGAAGATAGGCAGCTACGAATCCGCCTTATGGTGGGGAAAAAAGAGGATCACACCGCAGCTCCTGGCGCTTCAGAGGGGCGGGGTTCGCGCCCTGGACAACACCCTGCCCCCGGTGGTCCGGAGCTATGCGGACCTCGGGCCTTTCGAGATAATTGTCGGCGACCAGCACCGCTTCGACTTCTGGGTAACGGACGAGGATACAGGCGAAGTCTTCCGGCCAGAGGGCTATTTCTGGCAGGACCTGCGGACCCGCGCCTTTTACGGCGCCGCCATTGCTAAAAAATATGATTCTTACCTTATGGGCCTGGCGCTTCGCATGGGCCTGAAAATATTCGGGCCGTTCGGCTCGATCTACACGGACCACGGCAAACCGGAGGAATCCAACTACATTATGGGGGTCATGAAAGATATGCGCGCCCTGGGCCTGGAGGCCAGGCAGACAGTGGACGCGCCTGTCGATCTGGACGAGGACCCGGAGGAGATAAACCCGCTCGCCGCCATCGCCGGCACTCACCGGATGGCGATCGTACGCAACGCCAAGGCAAAGATGATCGAGGGGACATTCCGCAACCTTGAAGGCGTGCTGCGCGATCATTTCTTTGTGCCGGGTTATGTAAAGAAGCTCGGAGGCCTCCAGGAGGAAAACGAGGTCGACCAGAAGGATATCGAGCGCCTGGCCCGCGCAGGGAAACTCCTCACCTTCCGTGAGTTCGCCCTCACTATGCTCAAGGGATTGGATTATTACAACAGCGTCAAGCCGCACAGGGGCGTGCGGCGTGAATGGTCGTGGAGGCCGAAACCCAAAAAGGCCACGCCTATGGATTGCCTCAAACAATGCTGCGCGGAGGGCTGGAGGCCGGTAATGCTATCGGACGAGGCGATTGACCTGGTGTTTTTAGCCAGGGCAAACCGGATCGTGGACCGCGGCAGGATCACATTACACGGGGAGGTGTACGAAGATGACCGCCTGATCGGCCTGGACAAGCAGAGGGTGGAGGTGCGGTTCGATCCGCCTGATCCTGGATGGGTGCTGGTATTGAAGGACGGGGAATACCTGGCCCGGGCGCTTCCGGTTGAATACTCGAGCATGAAGGACCTTACCCTGGCGCAGAGAAAGATCGAGGAGAAGAGGCGGCAGCGCAAGGCATTTATTCTGGAATACCGGACGCTCACGTCCGCAATCCCGGACGTCAGGGAATATTCGCAAATACCCAGGATCGAGAAGGCGGCGGCGACGATAACAAAAGAGCAGCGGGCCAAGAGCAAAGAGCTGGCAGAGGTAAACAGGCCGATGTCTGCCGAGGAGATAGAGGCGGATATCGCCCGCCTGGAGGCGGAGGAGGCACGGCGCAAGATCCGGCCAAAGAAAGTGCCGGAACGGCCACGATATTTCAGGGCTGCCCTGGACCGATACAGATGGATCGTGAAATGCGAGCTCGCCGGCGGGGATCCGGACGAGGCGGACACGGCATTTAAGCTGGATTATGAATCGCACATGGACGCCGGCCGGCGGGAACACTGGGCGGTCGTCCGGGAACTGGGAGAGATATCATGAGAGAATGTTTTTTGATCACAGAGAATGTGAACAGATTTGATGATCTGTGCACGGAGATGGAGGACCGGCGCAGCCTGATCGGGCCGAGCATGGCGATGGTGACGGGTCCGGCAGGGCGCGGAAAGAGCGAGTCGGCCAAAAAATACGCGGTGAATTCGGGGGCGGTGTATATACCGCCCATGAATAAAACGAGCGCCACGATGTTGTTGGGGGAGATCACGCTTGATCTGGCCAAGGTTATGCCCGGCAGGGTCGCGGGCTGCCTGGAGGTGATCCAGGCAGAGATGGCCAAGCGCCGGCGGTTGGTCATTATAGATGAGGCGGACCTGGTGCCTATGCCCCTGCTGGAGATGCTCAGGAATATCAACGAGAGATATTCCTGCCCTATCCTGCTTATCGGCGAGGATGGGTTGACCCGCAAGCTGGCCTCCAGGAGCAGGATATGGAGCCGCATCCGGAGGCGCATGGCGTTCGAGCCGGTAACCCAGTCGAACATCGTGCTCTTTTTCCGAAAGGCGCTGGAGATAAATATCACTGTTGGCGCCACGCAATTGATAGAGCTTCACTGCGAGGGAGACTGGCGGCCGGTCCTGAAAGTGGCCGTCGATATCGAGCGGGCCCTGGAGGCAAGCGGGCTGACGGAGATACCCGAGGACCTGGTGAGAGACATTGTTGACGAAGACAAGAAAAAATAAAGCCACGGCAAAAACCGGGCTGGCAGGCCGCATACGGGCCGAATTGAAAACGTGGACGAGGCCGGGATCCCGGTCGAGGCTGTGCAGGAATTTCGGTATGGAGCACGGGCAGGCGCGGCACGTTATGAATCGCGCCCTAAAGGACTTCGAGGCGCGCGGGGAGATTGCCCGGACGCCTTCCGGCCTCATCAAATATAACCACGCCTGGAGACGGTCGGACAAATCGCCGCTGAAAGATAAGATCCTCCGCGCAATGTATGTGCAGGCTACCGAGTTTTCTTCCACGGATATCAGGAGGCTCGTGGCCGACGCTGAAAAGAGCCATGTGGAGAAGACCATCCGGAGGCTGCTGGCAGATGGGCATCTTCACAGGGTGGGCCGCAGGCTGTGCGCCCACGGGATCGGCGCCGAATGGCTCTATAATATTTCGGACAGGGTGAGTTTCCGGATCCATGTGATGAGGTGATAAATTGTCGCAAAATTCATTTCAGAGAGACAGGCGGGCATTGCTTGCCAAGGTGCATATCGCGAAAAAGGATTTGTGCCTGGACGACGCGCTCTACCGGGATATCCTGAAGACGGAGTTCGGTGTGGATTCCGCGAAGAGGTTGAGCAATCGCGAGCTCGAGCAGCTTGTTGTCCGCTTTGAAACCAAGGGTTGGCGGGCCAAAAGCGGCAGCAGGACACAGATCGAGGCGCTCAAGGAACGGATAGGCCAGGAACTTTTGCACTCGCAATTCACCGAGCGCCGGCTCAGGGGCCTGGTGCGCAAAATTTGCAGGGTGGACGATTTGCGGTTTTGCCATAACGCCCGGCTCCTCAAACGGCTGTTGGTGGTAATAAGGAGGATCAAAGATGAATACGATCTCAAAGACAGAGGCTATGAGCCGCCTGCTGGCAATCCTGACCCGGCATATCGGGATTGAGAAGGCAATCGGCATGGGCGAGCTGTACACACGCGTGTACGGCAAACCCTGGCTGCACCGGATCAATGACACCCGTGATTTGCGGCATGTCATAACGGAGCTGCGAAACAAGGGCGTGCTCATCGGGGAGACCAGGAGCCAGACAGGGGGCGGGTATTACCTGGCCAGGAGTGCCCATGAGCTAAAAATGTTTTTCGACCGGCGCAAACATGAGGCGGTGAAAAAACTGGCCATGATCGCCAGGATGCAAAATATCGGGCTGGCCGAGCTTTTAGGCCAGATGCAGCTTAATCTCAAGGAAGGCATAGAACATGGAAATCCAGGACCTGAAGAATAGCGCGGATGCCAAGCTCGCGGATATCGCCACTTTCACTGGCGAGCTGGCGCGGATACAGGCCGCGGCCGAGGAAGAGATCGCCAGGATACGCGAATCGCTCGCTCCCGGGGTGCACTATTACCAGGATGCCATCGCGGTCATCGAAAAAGAGCTGGTCGCGCTCATGAAGCAAAATAAGGCAATTCTATTCGACGGCATCGACCAGGTGGCGCTTGAAAACGGCATCTTGCTTTACGGCAGGGAACCGAAGGTGACGATACCGAAGGACGCCGTGGATAGGATCGAGGCCCAGGGATGGGAGGACGGGCTCAAAAGATCCGTCAAGGTCGACCGGGAGATAATCGGCAAATGGCCGGCAGAGCGCCTGGCAATGATCGGGGCAGTCCGGAAGGAGAAAGAGACGTATACCTACGAGCTGACGGCTGAAAGGGATTAAAGGGCATGGAGCTGACCAAGCATTTTAAGGACAGGTGGCGGGATCATTTCGGGGCGGAACCGCCCTCCCCGTACCGCGTAATGAGGATCATCAGCCAGTCCATATGGCTGCAAAAGGGTCGGCTGCTGATGGAGCCGGACGGGACGCAATACAAGCTGCTATCCACGTACTGGCATCCGGGCATGGGCGTGGTCATTAAGGTAGACAGGCTGTCCGACCCGCCCCAGGTGGTGACGCTGATAACGGGGAAGTCGAAGGGGAAAGGAAGTAAGAATTGAATATTTTCTATTGAAGATTGACGATTGAAAGGAAGACAACTATGGGGAAAGAACTGAAATTTTATCTTGATGAATTGACGAGCGATGAGTGCGCGTGTGGGCAGCCCAAAAAAGCGGGGCACTCGTTTTGCTATCGCTGTTACATGCGGCTTCCCGGTGACATGCGGCGGGATCTGTGGAAGCGCATCGGGGATGGCTACGAGGCGGCTTATGAGGCGGCGGTCAAGTGGCTGGAGCGATGAACCAATTGTCAATTGTCAATCGTAAATTTTCAATTGAGCTGCGCGAGCAGCTCCTGGCTGGGCCGGACTATTTCACATGCGAGCGCAATCGCACACGCATGCGGAAAATCGCATGCTTGGAACGACAGGAAAAAGGCATTCCGGTGGGAATGCGCCGCAAACGGGAGATCCCGTCGGAATGTATGGATTGTCCTCAGGGGAAAGAAATAAAAGAGCTTGCCCGTCCCGCTGTGCGGGATGAGGCGGGCGGGGAGTTGAAAGAAATGGACACCGAAAAAAAGACATGCACAAGACCGGGCTGCGATGATCCGGTAAAGGCAAAGGGCCTCTGTGAGCGGCACTATAATATGGAATACAACAGGCAGCTCTGGGAGAAGAAAAGGGGCCTAAGGGAAAAGATAGAGATCGAGCCGAGCAAATCCACCACGCATACGGCGGACAAGCCCGCCGCAGAGAAAACCTTGGCTCCTAAAGAGGAAATCGTGCTTGGTGAAGAAGGCCACAGTATTATTATGGTGGATTTTGCGGAGTTTCCCGAGCTGTTGGATCAGCTGGAGAAACGGGCGCGGATCGATTTCGGGCCCATCGAGCATCAGGTGCTATATCTGGTGAAACGAGGCTTAGAGGAGGGCCTATAATGGCGGATAATGACAAGCCCTTCTGGTGTTACGTTTGGCGTCAGCAGGTCTTTCCGGATCTGTGCATGCACCGCTATAAAAAGGGCATGAAGAAATGCGAGGGCTGCCGGAAGGGCAAAGAGCTGCTTGAAGAAAAGATTAAATAATTAAAGCAAGAAGCCAGGGAGCTGGGAGGCGAAGATGCCGACAAAAATCGAATGGTGTGAAGAATCCTGGAATCCCGTTACCGGTTGCTCACCGGTTTCGGAAGGCTGCGAGCACTGTTATGCTCGCCGTATGGCCCAGCGCCTCAGAGGCCGGTACGGATATCCCCAGGATGATCCATTCAGGGTGACATTCCATCCTGATCGACTTAACAAGCCATTAAAATGGAAAAAGCCCCGGATGATCTTTGTGTGCAGCATGGGGGATCTTTGGCATAAAGACATTGATTGGCCGATAATAGATAAAATTTTTTGGTCAATGTGCGGAGCCCCGCAGCACACCTATCTAATCTTAACAAAGAGGATTGAGGCGGCATGGTACTATTTTCATTCTCCTATTTATAAACAGCCAAATCTTTCGAGAGCAACACTCCTTACAGATAACGTCTGGCTCGGGGTCACTGCCGAAAACCAACCACGGTTTGATGAACGCTGGTCTATCTTGGCTCAGATCCCTGCGGCGAAACGGTTTGTCAGCATAGAGCCGATGCTGGGGCCGGTGGATTTATCTGAATGGCTTTGGCAACAATGCACTGTTTGCTGGGGTCCAGGTGAAGATGATTGGGGTTATGATGTTGAGCCACGAGAGGATGGCTTAGATTGGATTATCAGCGGTGGCGAATCCGGCCCCGGCGCGCGCCCCATGCATCCGGACTGGGTGCGATCGGTCAGGGATCAATGCCAGGAGGTGGAAGTACCGTTTTTCTTCAAGCAGTGGGGGGAGTGGAGCCCACATTTAAAACGGTTTGGGGGCGGTATATTCCTCAAACCAGATGGAACAATGACCTGTCAAGGTGATTATTGGGATGGCCAAGCAGCAGCAATGAATCGTGTCGGTAAAAAAGCGGCCGGCCGTCTGCTTGATGGCCGGGAATGGAATGAGAAACCTTAAATTAATGGACGGAGGAAGAAGTGAAAAGTCATTTTCTGAAAAACTGGCTTGTTCCAATGGGCCTTGGCTCTAGCCTGGGCTTGGTGCTGATTGGATCGATTCTCAGTTTTGGGCTTTCTGTAAGCACGCATGAAGCAGAAAAGATCCATAATGAGATCCAAGAATTACGCGGCGAGCTCAAAGCGCGCGGCGAGCTTATCGCTCGGCTGCAGGAAGAAGTTGAGTACGCGAACGCCAAAGCGGACTGGGTACTCAAGAAGATCGACAAGCACCGGATCCTGATCCCGGTTTTGAACGGTGATGTGTATAAAATCGTGGAGATTGAATATGAGAATCCAGAAGAAAATGAGCGCCAACAGGATTGATTCCATCATGGCCCTGATCGTTGCCTGTGCCGGGGGTGAGCAATGCAATTGATCTGTCCGAAATGCGGAAGCCGCTTTGATTTGGAACAGGCCGTCAGTGAATTGGAACAAGCGGAAACGCACGATATTGCAGCAAAATTCGGCGTACATTGGCGACTGGTCTATGAGTATTCGGAGTGTTTCAGACAAAGCGAGTTCGGCAATGTTTCATTAACGAAGCGCCTCAGAATTTTAAAGCATACCGCCCGGCTCCTGGAAATATTTACGTTTAGGTATAAGGGCAAGCAGTACCGCACGTCAAAGCCGGAGATAATCGGGGCCATGACCGACATCTGCAATATGCAGAAATGGGGCTTCATGAACCACGGTTATCTGTTTGCGATCCTTTCTAAGTCCGGGGAGCGGCTGAGCGCCGAGGGGCTGACCGCGGATGAAGAGGCGGAAAGAGAAACCCGCCGTCGCCAAGGCTATGGCGGGCAGGGGCGACCTGTCCACCGAAGCCTTGGCGAAGGTGGAAAGGAGGATATAGGGCTTGACGAGGCCCTTGAGAAGCATCCGGAGCTCAAGGATGCTTTGAATAAATTCGGAAAGGAGTAGCTGGAAAATTTTCGAGGTATTACCGCTGTTAGGTGACCTATGAAAAAAGCATTTGGATTTGAGCGAGAAGCTGAGTCTATATCACTTGATAAGGATAGGCGATTTTGTTTAGATCTCATGGCATGGCTTTTGATGGATGGGCATGGCACAATGTACGATTATTATGAAGTCATGGCCGGGAGATTACCATGTCCTGCGCGGGATACCTGCCATCGATATTTGAAGGCAAGGGTTGCTGGGAAGAAGTTTATATGGGAAGGACAAATGTCTTTCCGCTTTGCAAAATCACCTAACAAGAGCATCCATTCGACCTGCTCCGCAGGCGACTGATGCTAGGCGTTATGTGCTTGGTGGCTCCAACTGGGGAAGCAGGGTTCCTCGAAAGCTTTGCAGCAGCTGGAGGGCCTACTATGCCGGTTCGAATCCGGCCCAAGCACACCACATAATAAGCCGGCTAAAAAAGTGCTTGACATGTTACAGCAACGCCTGTAGCGTGTAAAATACAATTAAAACGTTATCCGCTGCAGAACAGAGTGGCGGATCAGGGGTTGACGGAGCCTGATCCAGAGTCCCGTCCCGCTGGAAGCGGGATCGTGGCATAACGGCTAACCAAAGCCCGGCGATTCGATTTTCAATCGAAGATTGAAGTGTCGGGCTTTTTTTTGAGGCGAATGAGATGCCGGAAAAGAACGAAGAAACCAAGGCGATGCAACGGATTGTCGTTAAACCGCGGGGGCAAGCGGGGTGTTTATATATTATGAATCTGCCTCTTATGAAGAACGGGCGGATAATCGCAGATCCGTGGCCGGTGCCCGTATGGGTGAGCTTTAACTAGAAAGAGGTTTCAAGGTTCAAGGTTCAGGGTTCAGAGGTTAGAACCTTGAACAGGGAAGCGGGGAGATGGAATAATGATTACATGGAAGCAGATCCGTCATTTCGTCGCTAAGGAATTTGATGATTCTCTGCACCCCGGGAGCGGCGAAGAGATCGACATGACCCTTGTCTTGAACCTTGACTATCTATGGGAAAGGGTTGCCACCATATCCGGCAAGAAGCCTGCCATTATCATCACTCAAGCGGTGGATCTCTATGGCGAGCATGGACATGCAGACAATAGTTATCATCTGCAAAAACAAGGATGTCAGGCCGCCGATTTCATCATTCTCACCGGCCTTGACTCCAGGATACAATACCAGCTGGTCGAACGTCAGGGCTTTGCCGGCATAGGGATATATTACGATTGGCATTATAAAGGCGAGCCTGTCTCGATCGGATTCCATACAGACCTTCGTCCGCATCACCTGATCCAGAGATGGAAGCGGGTGAACGGCGAATATTTTTATCTGTTAGGGAAGTAACCTCTGGCAAGCTGAAAGGAGGAAGATATGGGCGCATTCAGTAAGATAGCGGACGGAATCAAGGCGATTGCTCCTACAGTCGCGAATCTTATTGTACCTGGCTCAGGGACTCTTTTGGGAGGGCTCATGAGGGCGGTAACAGGGGACAGCACGTCGGACATCGAAGCTGTGGCCGCGAAAATAGAGGCGGACCCGAAACTTTATGTGGAGCTGCAAAAAATGGCGATTGAACGGGAGGTGAGCCTGGCACAGATCGAGGCCGCCAAACTCGCAACCGTGAACGCCACCATGCAGGCGGAAGCGAAAAGCGACCGGTGGCCGCAGTACTCCTGGAGGCCGTTTAACGGTTTTGCCTACCCTCTGGCGGTAATTCTTATCTATTTCCTCCTTCCTCTGCTCAGCAAGCCGGTGCCGGACGTGCCTCAGTGGATCTGGGTGGGCTGGCTTTCCATCCTGGGCGTGGCCGTGTGGGACAGAGGAAAAGAGAAAAGGACAAAGGCGGGAGAGCATAAGACCGGTTTGATCGAGGGAGCTATCAAGGCAATTCAGGGAGGCAAATCATGACCGCGCAGATCGCCCTGGTAATCGTGGGATGCGTGTTCTCGGCGCTACTGACGTTCGCGGTGATTTATCTGCGGGACATAAAGCACAGCATAATCAGACAGGGCGACCGTCACGAGAAGTTGCGCCAGGAGCTGGCGGACCTCAAGGAGGCACTGCCCAAAGAGTACGTCCGCCGCGAGGACTGGATCATGAGTTTCGGCAAGATCGAGCAAAAAATAGACGCGATATGGGAGTTTGTGCATCAACAGATAGAACCAATCAGGCGGGGAGGTGGGTGATGGACCTGGAGAAAAAACGCATAGAGGTGTTGCGGTGGAGGATCCTGCAGACCCTGAACGTGGGGCGGCCCTATCCCGTGTCGGAAGAGGTAATCATGGCCACGGTGGGCGGCGATGACATGCCTGTCACGCCCAGGGAGCTGAGGCGGGAGATGGATTACCTGGAGGACCGCAAGCTGATAATAATCAGCGGCAAGGATACGGCATGCTGGAGCGCGGACCTGACCCATCACGGGGTCGATGTGGCGGAGTATACCGTCGAGTGCCTGCCCGGGATCGCCCGTCCGGTGAAATACTGGTAGGGGGTTAATCATGCAGCGATCGAGCGTGGAATTGTTACCCGAGGAAGTGCGCCAGGAGCTGGAGAAAAAACTGATCCGGGGGGGGTTTGGCCGGTACGAAGAGCTGGCCGAATGGCTCCGGGACCAGGGATACGAGATCTCGAAATCCAGCGTGCACCGGTACGGGAAAAAATTCGAGGACAGATTGCGGGCGCTCAAGGTGGCCACGGACCAGGCCAAGGCCATAGCGGAGGCCTCGGAGGATGATGCGGGCGCCATGAATGACGCCATTATCAGGCTGGTGCAGACAAAAACGTTCGAGCTGCTCGTGGAGCTGGAGGTAGACAACAAGAGCCTGCCCAGGATCGGCCAGATGGTTGCAAAGCTGGCACAGGCCGCGGTGAGGCAGAAAAAGTGGCAGACGGAGATGGAGACCGCGGCGAGGAAGCGGGCGCTCGAGGACGCGGCAAACGCCGTTGAGAGTGCCGCCTCTGAGCAGGGCCTGAGCAGCGATCAGGCCGAGTTCTGGCGCAAAAAGGTACTGGGAGTCGCGTAATGACTGACCGGCCCGGAGATATCGAGCGCATATTAAGCTGGGATGAATTGCCTCCCAGCGTGCGGGAGATCCCGGAGGGATATGATCCCCTGGCTGAAGGGGTGCTCATGAAACACCAGGCCGGGTGGATCAAACAGATTCACGAGTACCCCCTCAATATCGCCGAAAAGGGGCGGCGCACGGGCATCACCTTTGCCACCGCCCTGGATGATACGATCACCGCCTCGAGTAAAAAGAGCGCGGGCGGGGATAACGTCTATTACATCGGCGACACCAGGGAAAAAGGTCTCGAGTATATAGGCTACTGCGCCCACATGGCCAGAGTCATGGCGGCGGCTATGGCGGACGGATGGCAGGGAATAGAGGTATTTCTGTTCGAGGACCAGCAGCCGGACGGATCATCAAAACATATTACCAGCTATCGGATCAGGTTCGCATCGGGTTTTCAGGAAGTGGCGTTATCGTCCAGGCCGGCGAGCATCAGGGGACTGCAGGGCAAGGTCAACATAGACGAGGCGGCGTTTCATCTTAATGTGCAGGCCGTGATCGATTCCACCCTGGCCCTTATTATATGGGGCGGGGATATCCGCATCATAAGCACGCACAACGGCGACAAGAACCCGTTTAACCAGCTGATCCACGACACGAGGGCGGGACTGTTCGCGTTTAAGATATTCAGGGTGACATTCGATGACGCCGTTAAAAACGGGCTGTACGAGCGGGTCTGCATGGTCAAGGGATGGACCCCGACGCCCGAAGGGAAAAAGGAATGGTACCAGCGGGTGCGCGGGGCATACGGGGCCAACAAGGCGGCCATGAAAGAGGAGCTGGACGCTATCCCCAGGGAAGGATCGGGGGTGGCCATCCCCGGTATCTTGATCGAGGCATGCATGAAAGAAGCCAGGCCGATCATACGCCTGGCCCTGGACAATAATTTCGCCCTCAAGGGGGAGGAGTACAGAAAATCATGGTGTGACGAGTGGATCCGGATCCAACTCGCGCCTCTCATGAAAGGGCTGGACAAAACGCTCGATCACGTTTTCGGGCAGGACTTTGCGCGGTACGGCAATTTTTCCGTTATCGGCCCCCTGGAGATCTTGAAAAACCTGGTGCGGAAATGTCCCTTTCTCGTGGAGATGCACAATGTGCCGTCGCGTCAACAGGAGCAAATACTCTGGTACATGATCGGCAGCTTCCCGAAATTCCGGGGCGGTGCGATGGATGCGACCGGGCCGGGGCTGACGCTTGCGGAATACACGGCGGACAAATACGGCCGGCCGCTGATCGAGGAGATAACCCTGAATGACGCCTGGTACAGGGAGCATATGGTGCCCTTCCAGGACGCCTTCGAAGACCAGACCATCGACCTGCCGCGCGACACCGACATAAAAAACGACCTCCGGGCGCTCGAGCTGATCGACGGCATTATCAAGCTGCCCAGGCTGACGGTCAGCGATACAAAAAACCCGGAGTTCATGCGGCACGGAGACGCGGCGATCGCGCTCGCACTGGGACACTATAAATCCATAAACATGAGTGGCGGGCCTGTGGAATACAAAACCATATCAAAGCGCCGGTTCGCCGGCGTCAAGGGGACGTGGTGATGATACTGGATCAGTTCGGCCGGGAAATCAAAATGACCAAGGCACCGGAGAGGCGGCCCCTGGCAGCGGCGCCGGTCCTGGACTCGTGGCGGGAGTACGTGAGCGCGGGCCTGACCCCGCAGCGGCTCACCACCCTGCTCAAGGAGGCCGATTCCGGCAACGTGCAGAGACAGGCCGAGCTCTTCGACCAGATGGAAGAAAAAGACGCCCACCTCCTGGGGGAGGCGGAGAAGCGGAGAAACGCCATACTGGACGTGGAGTTCCGGGTTTCGCCGGCCACAGAAGACAGCCGCGACGTGAAGGTTGCGGAGTTTGTACAGGAATATTTCGACAATTTCACGGACTGGGACGATACCCTGGTCTCGCTCCAGGACAGCGTGGGCAAGGGTTTCTCTGCCCTGGAGATCCACTGGGATACCTCCTCCGGCCAGGCCATGCCGACCGACCTGGAATTTATCGAGCAGAAACGATTTTTGTTCACCGACGCGACCGGGTACCTGCGCAAATACCCCAGGCTGATCTCGGACGACAACATGATGGGCGAGGAGATCCCGGCCTGGAAGATCCTCTTCCACCGCTACGGGGGCAAGGCAGGCCACGCGGCGAGGTCCGGGATTTACCGGGTATGCGCATGGATGTTTCTTTTCAGAAATTATTCCCTCAAGGACTGGATGGCATTTCTGGAGGTGTTCGGGATGCCCCTGAGGCTGGGACATTATGACCCCGGCGCGGGCCCGGAAGACAAGGACGCCCTGATCACGGCCATACAATCCCTGGGCTCGGACGCGGCCGGGATCATTTCCAAAAACACGGAGATCGAATTTGTCGAGGCGGTCAAGCACGGGGCCAGGGGGGACAACCCGTACGAGACGATGGCCGCTTTCTGCGCCAAGGAGATATCCAAGGCCCTGCTGGGCCAGACCCTGACCGCGGACGTGGGCGACGTGGGCTCCTATGCGGCAGCCAGGACCCACAACGAGGTGCGGATCGACCTGGCCAAGGCGGACACGCGGACCTCGGCCGCCACGGTGCGGTACCAGCTTATACGGCCGATGGTGGGATTCAACTTCGGATGGGACACGCCGGTGCCCGGGTACGCCGCGATCTGGAACGAGCGGGAGGACCTCAAGAGCCTGAGCGAGGTATACAAAAACGTGATCGGGTTCGGCCAGCCGGTTTCCGCCGAGCACGTGAGCGAGCGGTTCGGGATCCCCCTGCCGGAGAAAGAACAGACGATTTTGCAGCCCGTGACGCCCGGCCAGATGGCCATGAAGCGGACAAACCCCGCCCAGTCTGCGAAAACAGGGGCAAAGGCGTCTAATCATACGCGCCTCACAGCAAAAGACGATCCTGGGCCTGTTTTTGACGCGGAGCAGCAGGAACTGGAGGAGCTCGCGGACGACTCCCTGACTCTCGCGGCCGAGGCATGGAAAGGGATAGACGGCCCGGTCCGGAAACTGATCGAATCCAGCTCGAGCCTGGAGGAATTGCGCGACCGGATATTTGACGTGTACGCGGATCTGGACCCGGCGGATTTGGAAATATTGGTACGCGACGCCCTGGTTACCGCGGCACTGGCAGGCGCGGCGGATGCGGCAAAACCCAGAAATAAGAGGCCACAAAGACACCAAGACACAAAGTCTTTGTAGGTATTTTCTTAGTGTCTTCGTGACTTGGTGGCAAGAGAAAAAGGCAAAACATGGAACTGACCATACGCATTGGGGGCGAGGAGAAGGTTATCAAGGCCGTGGATGAAACCGGCGACAGGGCGCGGGATCTCACGCAGCCCCTGGCGGATTTCGGCGAGCGCATGGTCAGAAAGATATCGAAACGGCTGTCCGGTCCGGCGCTCAAGGAGAGAACGAGCAGGCTCAAGGGCAGCCTGACCCACGAGGAGATGGCCGATACGGGGGAGATATCCGCCGGCGGCGGCCCCGGCGAGGTGGATTATGCCGCGATACACCATTACGGCGGGACGATCAGGCCGAAAAAAAAGAAGTTCCTGACCATCCCGTTTCCCGGCGGGCCTGCGGATAAGCGCGTGCCGCTGCGGGCCGCGGACTTTGCGGACACCTTTGTGGCCAAGGGAATCATCTTTCAGAAGAGGGGCGAGGATATCGTGCCGCTCTTTATCCTCAAAAAATCCGTTGAGATCCCGGCGCGGCCGTACATGTACGCGGAAGATGCGGACTGGGAATATCTCAATGGTTCGGTAGCAGATTTTATCGCGGGGGCGTGGGCATGAAGATAGCCACAAAGACACCAAGACACAAAGTTTATAATTATTTTTCCTTCGTGCCTTTGTGCCTTAGTGGCAGGAGAAGCTGAAACAATGAAAGGAATGGCGTTTAGCGAGGCGGTGGAATTTTTTCGGGATAAGATCCCGATGACCGCCGCGGAATACGAGGTTCTGGTGGCGGAGGTGGGTGCGTATGCAAACAGCCTGGCGTTTACGGTGTCTCGCATTGCCTCTGCCGACCTGCTGCAAGACCTGCACGGGGAGGTCCTGAAGGCCCTCGAGAAAGGAGGGACGTTCTTTGAGTTCCGCGAGGGGATCGATGAGATCATGGCCCGGCGGGGCTGGCAAGGCATGACGCCCTACCGGCTGGACAATATCTTCAGGACCAATAACCAGACCGCTTATAACGTGGGCAGGCACAAACAGATGAAGGCGGTCGCGGACCGCAGGCCGTACTGGGAATACGACGCGGTGAACGACACGCACACCAGGCCGACCCACCTGGCGAACGACGGCAAGATATACCGCCACGATCATCCCTTCTGGAATACGTGGTTTCCGCCTGCAGGTTTTAGGTGCAGATGTGTCGTACATTCTATTTCCGCCCGGGAGATGGAGGAGGAAGGGCTGAAAGAGGAAACGCAGGTCCCGGATCTGCAGCCGGACCCGGGGTTCCGGTATAACCCGGCAGTGCAGGAATGGAAGCCGGATCCTGGAAAATACGATTCACGGCTGCGCGATCGCATGGAGGAAGCGATATGGGATTGAAACTTTTATATGTACTCAAGAGCATCGAGGGCGCCCCGGAAGAATTCCAGCTTTTTCCGTACGGGAAGATCGGGATCGAGGGCGAGGACGATGCATTTGTGGACGACGAATCGATGGACGCCATTATCGCCGATTTCGAGCGCCGGGGAAACGACATGGTCATCGATTACGAGCACCAGACCCTCCAGGGCGTCAAGGCCCCGGCTGCAGGATGGATCAAGAGATTCATCAATCGCGGCAAGGAAGGGTTCTGGGTGGTTGTGGAATGGACCAGGCAGGCAAAGGAATACCTGGAGAACCGAGAATACCGTTATTTTTCGCCGGTATTCTGGGTCTCTGAAAACGGCCGGAAGATTATCAAGATCGAAAACGTGGCCCTGACCAATTTCCCGAAGCTGAATAACCTGCGGCCGATCATGGCCAAGATGAGCCTCGAGGAGGCGCGGGAGGCCAGGGAGGCCCGCTCGAGAAAATACAGGATCGGCATCAAGGAGGGAGGGCATGTAACCAAGCCTTCCGAGTGGGAGCACGTGCCCGACGATGAGTGGCTGGACCCGGTCAATTACCGCTACCCGTGTCCCGACGCGGCCCAGACGCGGGCGGCTGCCGGTTACTGGGGCCAGGAGGATAACCAGGCGCAATACAACCCCGAGGAACGCTCGATCATCAACGGGCGATTAGATAAATTCCGTAAAAAATTCAACATCGGAGAATTCCGAAAGGAGGCAAACATGTTAGACAAACTTAAAAAACTTTTAGGGCTGGCCGACGACGCCGGCGAGGACAAGGTAGTCGAGGCCGCCGAGGCGGTCGTGGCCAAGAACAAAGACATGATAGAGCTTTTCGAGCTGGCTGATGACGCCGGCCAGGATAAGGTGGCTGAGGCCGCGAAAGCGGTCGTGGCCGAAAACAAGAACCTGAAAAAGCAGGTCGAGGGCAAGAAAATAGAGGTGGTGGCCAAGGAGGTGATCGAGGCCCTCGGGCTCAAAGAAGACGCTGCCCGGGAGGACGTAATCACAACCATTAGGGGCCTTAAAGCAAGCCACGCCGCCACGGATGATTTGAGCGGACAAGTCGCTAAATTGAGCGCCGATATTGCCGCGATAAAAAAGGAGGACCTCGTAGGACAGGCAGTGCTGGAAGGCAAGATCACAAAAGATCAGCTGGAAAAATGGGGCAACGACATGGCGCTCAACGACCCGGAGCAATTCAAAAAAGTCGTGCTTTCGAAGGCGGTCGGAAGCGAGGTCCCGGTGGACAAGCTGGCCAAAAAAGAGATCAAGGCGGATGACGCCATCCTTGACCAGGTGCAACTGTCCATCAACAAGATGGTGGGCGTGTCTGAGGACAGCTGGAAAAAATACGGGCCTAAAAATACGGTGCAGTGAACAGTCAAAGAGTCGAGTGGTCGACTAGTTGAGTGGTTTAACAACTCAACGACTCAACGACTTAACGATTCAACCAAAAACATGGAGGTATAAAAAATGACAGCATTAAGTGCAGACAAAAAGACGGAATACACCGAAGGGGTGGAGGTGCCCTTTGAGCTATACCGGGCGGTCGAGATTTTCGCAGGCAGCTTCGTATGCGTGCGGGCCGACGGCTATGCCACACCGGGAGACGATGCCACGGGGCTCCTTTTCATGGGCGTGGCCCTTGCGCACGTGGATAACTCAGACGGTGATGACGGCGACGAGTCCGTGGTCCTGCGCAGGCGCGGCCTGGTAAAGGCCATCCTGGATACCGCAATTACCATCGCCAACGTGGGAGACAGCGTGTACCTGGTGGACGACCAGACGGTAGACATAGTGGGCAACACAACCCATGATATTTTCGCCGGCATTATCGCGGCATATATCGACACAACCCACGCCTGGATCGACATCGAGCCGGCCATTCGCCAGTCCGATGCGGCTGCCCATATCGCCGACGGCACCGCTGCCCATGCGGCATCGGCCATCAGCATCGCGGACGCGGGCACCTTCACGGCCCAGGAAGAGATGGAGGCGGCACTCCAGGAGATCTATCAGCACCTGATCAGCGAACAGAAATTCATCCCGATTCCACTGACATCCTGGATGCTCAGCGACGGATCGAACACGGTCACGTTCGGAGGGCCTGCGACCGATCCGATCCTGGATATGGCCGACGGCGATACGGACAGTGCACTCAGGTGGGCATGGGTGGCTACCAGCGTGGTGGCGATCGTCAACCAGGTGCCGCTGCCGCCGGATATGGACGTCACGAAAGACCTGGTCCTGCACCTGCTCACCAAGAAAGACGCTGATGCCAATACGGTGACCCTGGCATCGGATGCCTATTTTATGGATGGGGACACCAAGGTGGAAGACGTGACGGCTACGATTGCCCAGGCATTCGGAGAGACCATAATCACCATCGCGGCCACGGATATCCCGGCAGGGGCGCAGACGGTTACCATCGAGCTGACCCCGAGCGCGCACGCAGGTGATGCGCTCTACATGCAGGGATCGTGGCTGGAATATACGTCGAAGCTGCTGGCATCGTAAACAAGGAATGTTCACCGTTGACCGTTCACCGTTTTCCGACGGACAACGGTGAACGGATAACCCGACAGAGGCGGACAAGCCGACTGCGCCATAGCAGCTATTGCTGCGACGGCCGGGCGGATAACAGACAACAAACTAAAGGGAGGATTAAATCATGATTATTAATCAAGCAAATCTGGAAGGCATTTATAAGAGCTTTTCGACGATTTTCAACGAGGCATTAGCTCAGGCCGAATCCATGTGGCCCCTGGTCGCAATGCACGTGCCCAGCGGCGGCCGCAGCGTCGATTACAAGTGGCTGGGCGATTATCCCACCATGAGGGAGTGGGTCGGGGACCGGGTCATCAAGGACCTCTCCGCGTTCCACTACGAGATCGTCAACAAGAGTTATGAAGCCACGATCGAGGTGGATCGCGACGATATCTCGGATGATCAGGTCGGCGTGTATACGCCCATGATCCAGGGCCTCGCCCAGGAGGCCAAGGCCCACCCGGATATTCTCGTGTGGGCGCTGCTCGCTGCCGGCTTCGACACAGACTGCTATGATGGGCAGTATTTCTTCGATGGCGATCATCCGGTGGGCGACGGATCGGCATCCAACGACGGCGGCGGTGGGGGCGATCCCTGGTTCCTTCTGGATCTCCGCAAGGCGATCAAACCCATTATTCTCCAGGTCCGGAAAACGCCGGAATTCGTTGCGCAGGATAAGATGGATGACGAGAATGTGTTCCTGCGGAAAAAATTCCGCTATGGGGTAGATGACCGGAAAAATGTGGGCTACGGGCTCTGGCAGATCGCCTACGGCTCTAAAGACACTCTGAATGCCGCCAATTATGCGGCGGCCCGCGCAGCCATGATGGCGTATACCAAAGAAGATGAGGTTACCAAGCTGGGCATAAGCCCGAGCCACCTGGTGTACGGCCCGACCAACGAGTCAGCGGCAAGGACGCTCATAGTCAATGAGCGCAACGATGCCGGCGCGTCCAACCCCTGGTACAACACGGTTGAGCCGGTGCTGGTACCCTGGCTCGCATAGACCACGCGGATAAAAATATAAGGTTAAGAAGTTCAGGGTTCAGGGGTTCAAGAGTTAACCCTGAACCCGGAACGTTGAACAGGGAACCTAACAACGGAGGTCTACCATGATTCGAATAACGAGCAAGCAGCATAACTTCCGGCGCTGCAGGGTCGCCCATCCCAAAGGGACGACCGAGTACCCGGATGATACGTTCACTCCGGAGCAAGTGAAGGTTCTGGAGGCGGAGCCGAAACTGACGGTGGAGATCGTTCCCGCCGTCGCTGAAGCTATGGCGGGCGGGGAGCAGGGTGAAGGGCAGATCGAGGGCACGGAGGAGTCCTCCTCCGCTGAAGTTCCGGAGGACGGGGAGCAGCCCGACCTGACAGTTCGGGAGATAAAAGAGCGGCTGGAAGAGATGGGAGTCGAGTTTCCGCCCAAGGCCAAAAAAGAAGAGCTGCAGCAACTCCTCGCGGAAAAGATGAGCGAGCAGTCGGACACGGAATAACATGGCCTATTGCGCGCAAGACGAGACACATAACGACATCCTGGACCAGATCGATGAGGCTATTCTTATCCAGTTGACGGATGACACAGGCGCAGGCGCGGTGGACGAGGACAAGGTAACCAAGGCGATCGAGGACGCGGACGCTACCATAGACGCGTACTGCCAGGGCAGATATACGATTCCTCTTTCGCCGGTACCGGATAAGATCCGGCAGGTCAGCGTGGATATCGCCATCTATAATCTCTTCTCCAGGCGCGGGGACGCCGCGCCCGAGACACGCAAGGACAGGCACAAGGAGGCGATCCGTTTCCTGGAAAAGGTCGGGGAAGGAAAGATCAGGCTGGGCGCTGCAACGCCGGCGCCGTCCAACACGCCGGATACGGTTAATATTTCATCGAATAAGAGGATCTTCGATCGCGACAAGATGAGCGGGCTTTAATGAGCGGGAGGCTCCACAAAAAGATCCGGCGGGCGGCCCGCAAGGAGGCGGATAAACGGTTTATGGCGATGGTCGGGCAGATCGGGCGCCTGCCGCTCAGGCAGCGGCTGTGGTTCGCCGTGAAGGTTATCAAGGGAGCTAAGTAATGCACGAGTTCGAGGAGCTGGAGCAGGTTACTCTCGTTACTCTGGAGCCGCTGAAAGATCAAGGCGTCAAGACCCTGGAGCTTTATGCGGGCCAGGCCGAGGCGGAGGACATTGAGGAGCTGGCCAGGATGACGCTGCTTTTTCCCTGTGTTTACGTGGTGGCCACGGGCCTGGCGCTCACGCACAAGGACCGCTACGACGAAGAGGATATCGGGATCATGCTCCTTGTCGGGGATAAAAACCTGCGGGGCACGGAGGCCTCCAGGCGTGGGGACTCCACGAGCATGGGAGTCTATGAGATCCTGGAGCTGACCGAGGGACTGCTGCACAGGCAAAAGATCCACAGCTCAGGCGTCATGCTCCTGCGCTCCGCTGCGCCGCTATACCTGGCGCCTAAAAGGGGGCTGTGTTTTTACGCGGCGCGGTATGAGTTCAAGACAATTAAAACATAGGAGGCCACAAAGACACTAAGACACTAAGTTTTATCTTTTGTGACTTTGTGACTTAGTGGCAAAAAAGGAGGTTTTATTATGCCATTAGCATCAAGCGCGGACAATATTCGCTATTACGGCACCGGCAGGGCATACGCCGGCGAGGTGGACGAGGATTCGTTCGATGACCTGGGCGAGCTGGAGAATATCAATTTCGCCCTCACGGTCACGATCGAAAAGCTCAAGAGCACGCGGAACGCGGCCAGGGCAACCATCATCGAAAAGGAGACGGAGCGGGACGCGGTGCTTACCTTCGGGCTCCGGGAGATGACGAACGAGAACCTGAAGATGACCCTGCTCGGCTCGGACATTAACACCGACAACCAGGCCGCGAGCTATGTGTATCAGGACGCGATCGGCACGGACGTGGACCTGGAAGACGATCTGTATATAGATCTGGGCAAGCTGAACGTGTTCAGCATCAAGCTGACCGGCACGATTACCGGAGCGCTTGCGGTGGGCGACACAGTGACGGGAGACACCTCGGCAGCCACGGGCGACATAGCCTTTAAGGCGGCCGGATACATCGAGCTGGTCAATATCGTGGGAACGTTCCAGGTGGGCGAGGAGGTGTATGAGACCCAGGGCACCAATTACATCACGCCCACGGGTATCGAGACCCTCGAGGACGTGGTGGTCACCGATGCGGCCGGAACGACGCGCCGCGTGCAGGGAACGGATTACAGCCTGGACCCGGATTACGGGTATATCCGCAAGATCAGCGACGGGGACATCATCGACACGGACGTGATCTCTTACGATTACGAGGCCGTGGACCGCAGCTATATCTGGGGGATGTCCGCGGGATCGGTGGAGCGCAAGCTGATCTTCGTTTCCGATAAAGACGACAACGGCGTGCGCCAGAGATGGACGTTCCACAAGGTCAATATCTTGCTCAACGGCGAGTTCCCGTTGATCGGGGAAGGCGCCTCAGTGCTCGCGGTCACGGGCACAGTGCTCAAGGACAGCGATCAGGCCAGCGGCCAGGAGTATTACAAAGTCGAGACGATGTAATCCCGCTTCCGGGGCCAATAATATTTGGCCACGGATTTACGCAGATTTACGCAGATATTAATTTTTCTTAATCCGCGTTTATCTGTGTGAATCCGTGGCTAAAGGAGATCCCAACCATGAGAAAAGAAAAGCCGTTTAAAATCGGCGATAAGAAATTTACCGCCCGTGAGCTCACGGTCAAACAGATTGCGCAGATACTCGAATCCGCGGGGACGGACACGGAAATCAGCGATATCGACATGCTGTTCCCGGACCGGCTTCCGTCAAGCGCTCTCGCGATGAGCCTCGAGATGCCGGTCGAGGAACTGGCCAAATATGCCCCGTCCGAGATAGAGACCATGATCGACGAGGTAGAAGGCATAAACCCTACTTTCGCCGGCCTGATGCAAAGGCTGGCAAACGTGGGGCGAGCGGCGCTGGCAGCGCAGAAATCAGAAGAGCAATCTGCCGGCTGATCATGATGGGACACGCGCAGGCGTGGGACTACGGCTGGAGTTTTTTTAATCTCGCGATCGAGGAGGCCGTCCGGTGGCTCAAGCCTCCGCAAGATAAACCATGATGCCACGAAGTCACTAAGACACAAACAATTGAAAATTGACAAGTGAAAATTGAAAATTAAACTTCGTGCCTTTGTGCCTTAGTGGCGGAAAAGTGAGCGATGACGGACCGCAAAGTCAAAATAACGGTCGAGGCAAAAGACCGGACAAAGGAAGAGCTCCGCAAGACCAGGAGCGAGCTGGACAAGACCAAAAAGTCCGCGGCCGAGGCCCGGAAGGTCATGGAGGCCAGATCGGCCCTGGGGGTGCGTCCCTACAAGGAGATCCGGGACGAGATTACAAAACTCCGGGGCTCCTACGACACGCTCAAAAAATCGGGCAAGCTGTCCAGCGCGGAGCTTTATCAGGCCAAGGTAAAGCTCAAGCAAAAGACCGCCGAGCTTCGCAAAGAGACCGGCGACTGGGCGGGTGAGCTGGGCAAGGCAAAGACCGGGCTGATCGCCCTGGCAGGGGCCGGGTACGCGGTCATCAAATCCTTTAACCGGTACAGCGAGTTCTCCCAGCGCATGGCCGAGGTCAACACCCTGATCGACGTGAGCAAGGAGCAGTTCGCCTCCCTGGGCAAGGAGATCCGGGCAATGACAAAGGAGATCCCCCAGAGCGCCACGGAGCTCGCGGCCGCACAGTACGATATTCTTTCAGCGGGAGTGGCCCTGGAGAAATCGGTCGGGGTTTTAGCACTATCCGCCAAGGCCGCGGTCGGTGGCGTTACCGATACCAAGACGGCCGCGAACGCCGGGATCGCGGTGATCAACGCCTACGGCAAGTCGATCGACGAGTTGGAAGAGGTCTACGATATCCTGTTTACAACCGTCAGGCTCGGCGTCACCACGTTTCCCCAGCTCGCCCATTCCATAGGCGAGGTCCTGCCCACGGCAAGGGCAGCAGGTGTGGAGTTCCGGGATGTTTCCGCCGCCATTGCGACCATGACCAAGGGCGCCCTCCGCACGCCCCAGGCCATGACCGCGCTCAAGGGCGCGATCAATGCGATGGCCGCTCCCACGGCTGAGGCAAAGAAAAAGTTCGACGAGCTCGGGATCACCTGGAAAGGCCTCATTCCGACCCTGGACGCGATCCGGCAAAAAGGTCTACATAAAGACATAAAACAAATGCGGTTCCTTATTCCGGACGTTGAAGCGCGTACCGGAGTTCTGGCCCTGATCAACAATTTCGACGATCTCACCAAAACCCTGGACAAGATGGCGGACTCCGCCGGAGCGATGGCTGAGGCCAACGAAAAAATGAAAGACACGCCGGCCAACCAGATGAAGCTCTTCAGAAATGCGATAGACGATCTGATGATCTCCGCGGGCGCCCTGGCCTCCAAGGTGCTGCTGCCCCTGGCCAGGGGAGTGCGGGAACTGATCGACTCGTTTGAGGAGATGGACCCGGTGACAAAGTCAGTCGTGGCCACGCTGGCGAGCGCAGCGGGCGCGTTTATCATCTGGAAATTGGGACTGGGATCTATGGTATCGGGACTCAAGGGGCTCATTGTTCACGCCGGTGCGGCCCAGGCAGCCGTAGGCTCTTTGAACGCACAATTCGCCGTAACCGGGGTTCTGATGAAGGCGGGTTTGGCAGCGGCTGTATTGTACACATCTTACCAGCTGGCCACCCTGACAGCGGAAGCATACAAGGCGATCCAGGCGCACAAGGCCATGAGGGAATCCCAGGACCGGCTCAGGGAAAACTCGGACCGGCTCATGAGAAAGTTTAAGGAATTCAAGGACGTGAAGCTCCCTGACGACATCACGCAGCTGGCCCAGGAGGACCTGGAGGACTTCAAAAAGAAACTGGCGGAGGCCAGGGTATATTACACGGCGCTCAAGGCAAAGCTGGAGACACGGGCAGCCGAGAAGACGCTATTCGGCCTCGGCAACGCGACCAAGGATGCGAAAGAGGCACAGAAAGAACTCATTGGGGTCAACGCCAAGCTCAAAGAGATCCAGGCGGCTTTTAAAAAGGTCGGCGAGGCCGCCTCCGGCGCGGCAGGGGAGATGGAAAAGCCCGTCAAGGCTGTGGAGGCCACGACAGAGCAGCTCGACGAGTTCGAGAAAAAGGCCAAGAAGGCGTACGAGGAGGCCAAAAAACAGGCGGCCGATTATGCAAAGCAGGTGATCGCCTGGGAAGACAAGATCAAGTACGCCAGGCTTTCCACCGAGGACAAGCTCCGCGAGCTGGGCCGCAGGGGACTGGAGGACGCGGAGATCTGGGCCGACAAAAAGCTCCAGGCCGAGGAGAAATTGTACGCGGCCAGGGAGGCGATGGCCAGGGGCGATTACAAGCTTGCGGAAAAGCTGGCCAAAGACGCGGAGGGTTTGTATGCCGATCTCGCCACGGAAGTCAAGAAGAGCGAGGGCGGCAAGGACGTCGTGGTCCGCTCGCTGGAAGACACGAAGCAGGTGGCAATCAACGGCGTTACCGAGGTCGGGAATTTTGTCGAGGAGCTGTATTCGCTGCAGCGGGATGCCGCTGCGAGTGCCAGGGACGAATGGACGGCCACGGCGGACGGCATAAAGAAACAGCTCGACGAGATCGCAAAGCAGCGCGAGGCAAACGTAAAAATCACGCTGAGCGGCCTTGAGGCGGCCCAGAATGCGATTAATAAGTTTATTGGTACCAAGGCTATCAAACACATATATGTGGTTACCCATCACAAAACGGTCGAAGAAAAAAAGGCGGGCGGCCTTGCGGGGCTCGCTTCAGGATCCATGCTCGCCGGGTACGGCGGGGGCGACCGGATACGCGCGCTCCTGGAGGCCGGGGAGTTCGTGATCCGCAAGGAGGCGGTCAGAAAATACGGGGCGGGCCTGTTCCAGGCGCTCAACGCCATGAAACTGGATTTGTCCCATATGGTACGCGCCCGGATAGGAGGCCTGGTCTCGAACATCTCCCTGCCCGAGATGCCCTCCCCGCAATATGCGTTTCAGGCGGGCGGTTCTGTGCCGGGCATGTCCGGGGAGACCATGACCATACGCTTTCAGGCGGGCGGCGCAGAGATGCCGTTGATGGTCATGGGAGACAGGAAGGTAACCAGGGCGATGGTCAAGGAGTTCGAGGCAGAACTGATTAAAATGGGATTGTCGAAACGTTAACCGACGAAAAGGAGACTAGTATCATGGCGGATACAAAAACAAACCCCAGTGGAGCACCACGGCCCCATGACGGCCGGGGAGGCGGAACAGGCATGCCCGGCGGGCAAAGGGGCGGCGCAAATGATCAGCCGTGCCCGGACGGCGGCCCGGGACAAGGCCAGGGCGGCGGACAGGGAGGCGGCCAAGGACGGGAATGAGATAAGGTTCAAAGGTTCAGACTTGAGAGCTTCAAAGTTGACAAAAGTTGACATCCTTCAACCCTGAACGGGGAACCCTGAACCCGGAACGGTTAACAAATGGCTGATTTTGCTTTTTACAGCACGGATATAGATCCTACAACCGACCCGGCAAATGCGGACCCTGCTCCGGAGACCCTGGTAGTTTTGGACCAGGTGCCGATCCTGGGCGATGCCCACTATGACCTCATGGCCGTGGAGACCGGGCGGGGAAGCGTGATACCGACCCTGGGCGGCGTGGTCATCCAGGACTTCGGTGTTGTGGACGGGGATCAGAGGATCTCGTTTTCCGACAGCGATGCCCTGGGCGCGGAGACCGTAGCGGATCTCAGGACCATCCACGAAACAGTGGACGGGGAGTATTTCTTTACGGACGGCTATGATATCTGGCGCGTTCGGTTTGCACGGCCGGGCGGGTTCAGGTACCGGAGGAACCTGTTCTGGGCCGCGCACGGAAAAGCAATCTATTCGTATGAAATCAACCTGATTGTTACGGCAAGTCTTTTGCCGGGGGTGGCGGATTGCGGGCTTTCCCTCGAAGCCGTCGCAGGGGATTAGAGGATAGCCACGAAGGCACAAAGGCACCAAGGTTTTTAATTATTGTTACTTAGTGACTTCGTGTCTTGGTGGCGAAAAAAGATACCAATGTATGCCTGGAAAATAACACTGAACAGCGCGGACATCTCCGGCAAGGTGTCGAGGTTCTCGATTGCCTGTTCGCTGGATAGTTTCTGCAGGGAGATGACCCTGGATATATCCGATCCCGATCTCTACGCGGACCTGGATTTCTCGCAGATTTCCGAAACCCCCGAGATCGAGATATTCACCAGGACCGGGGAGGACTGGATCAGCCAGGGCACGTTTTTCATCGAGCGGCCGGCCCTGGCCGTGAGCATTCAATCGGATCTGCTGCAGGGCGTGTGGGGGAGGTCGTTGACCGCCAGATTAGCGGAGCCCTTTGCCCCGAAGATAACAAAGGCATGGGAGCAGAAAACCACCTTTTTCAATATCTGCGAGGAGCTGTGCGACTTCGCGGGGTTTGAGTGGAACCCGGCCTACAGCGACATAGACGATTTTATTATCTTTCCCTACACCTACGAGGCCGACGGGCTCTATCCGATCGACGTAATCAGCGAGCTTGCGGGCCTGGCAGGCGCCCTGGTCACGACCGATCGTCTCGGGCACCTCTGCATAAAACAAATCGATTATTCTCCATCCTCGGCGGATGTGACGATCACGGACGATGATATCGGGACGATCACCGAGAGCCCGGAATGGCCCGTGTTTGCCAACCGGGTCAGGATCACTCCCACCGGAGACCTCGGGAATTATTCCGTCACGCTCTTTATCCCCGATCCGTGCCTCAAGGCGGACGGCACCTCACGAGCAAAAATATATGCCCAGGTGAGAGATCCGGACGGAGAGCCCGTCGATGGCCTTGCGGTCAACTGGGAGGCAGACAGCGACAGCGCGGCTCTGGACCACGAAACGTCGAATACCCAGGAGATCATTATCCGCAGCGAGTCGCAGAGGGCGACTAATTTTTACAGCGTGGCGGTAGATTTTCCGCCGAGCTCTGTCGACGGGATATATGCTTATTCGGATACGGCCCGGCGGAATAATTTCGCGGCGGCTGGCTACGAGATAAACGGCAATAGCATCACCCTGACCGATAAGCTCGCCTATTGCGATCAATCGGTGCTTATCGACTACAGGGCCGGCGGGATCGGGGTTAATTATCTCCAGGCCGGCGATGAGGCCGAGGACGTGACCGTAACCGCAAGCGTTAAAGGCCAGGCGGACTCAGGCACTGTATATATTGACAATCCGTGCGAGTGCCCGCCCATGATTCGTCTGACCGCGGCGCCCACGTCCATCTACCTTGGAGGCTCGGCGAGCCTGCTTGTATACGGGGAGGAGGCCGGGCCGATTACCACGGGCAGGATGGTGTTCATGGCCGAGGTGAGCGCCACGAAACGCGGGACATTGTCGTGGACCTACGCCAGGCTGGGCACGGTGGGTGTGGCCAACGAGCAGGCCGCGGCGATTAATGAGATAGCGGGAGTCAGCCAGTGCGAGATATCGATGTTTCCGGCGAGCGTGTCGGGCGTGCACAAGGCGGACGAGGACGGCAACCCAACAGGAGGAAATTTATATTCCTCTCATAACGGCAAGGTGATCGACCTGAACGGTATCGTGGCCACTGCAACGGACCTGCTGGTCAATTACACCGCCCAAGGCGCTGCCCTAAACCATTTTACCGGCGCGGTACTGGGCACGGCGACCATAAACGCCTGGATGATCACGAACAGGGAAGAGGGGGCAGAGACAAGCGCAAGCGTGAGGATTGTGGATAATACCGAGATCACGGACGAGTATCCGAGTGAATGGGCAGCCGGAGACGGGGACGGGGGTTACGGCGGATTGGGCGGGGATTCCGACGAGGAAGAGGACGAGGGCTATGACCCGACGGAAATGGGAGAGCCGACATCCGACTTGAACTGGTGCGTGCCGGATAACGTGTCCGCTGATCCGAGCGAGGAGGCCCTGGCCGCGAGGTTTGCAACGGCCCTGGAGCATGACTGCGCCTGCGAAGACGTGTGCGATGCGGAGCTCTACATATACGATACGATACAGAGCTATGACGGGGCTAGCGGGCGGGATATATCCGAGATCGTGACCGAGGATTACGGCCTGGCGGAGGGCAGCCCGGCATACTGGGAGAAATACGCGGAGCTGAAAGACGAGGCGATCGCGGAATGCGTGGAACAATGCGATAAGTGCGGGCAGCCGATGAAATGGGCGGAGGACAATGAAGAGACGATCGATCCGGACGACTCGATTCCCATATCCGTCACCGGCGGGGGAGCTCCGTATAAATGGAGTGTTGAGGGAACCGGTTTTTCCCTGGGAGCGTCTGAAACCGAAGACGGGGTCAATCTGCTGAACTCCGACGACACCGCCTGCGGCCCTGCAACGATAACGGTGACCGATGCCTGCGGGTTCGATGTTACCGGATACGTGAGATGCACCGATGGCCACTGGGTGGCATCTGACGATTGGCTCTGCTCGGCTCCCTGTGAACTTATCCATGATGGATGCGGCTCTTGCGGGGCGTGGGATTATAACTGTTGTGAAGGACAGATCCGCTACTGTTACGGATGGTGCCCGAGCCCTTGTTATAACCACTGTCTTAAGGAAATCTGTGACGAATGTGCGGGTACTTTCGTCGAACTCCAATACTGGGAGTGCTAAATGAAAAACCTGTCATATTTAAGCGCCTTTAATTCCAAAATTGTTCGGGAAGCACGGCGTATAATACAACATGGCATTACAGTTGACGACATTGACAAGTATCTAAAATCGCCTGAATCTCATGTAAGAACCGAGCCTTGTAAGGGTTGCGGCGGTAAAAAGAATATGCCGAAAGGCATAGTCGGATTGGCAAAGGCGGAATTTGGAATTGATAAGGCGTCCGAAGAGGTGATTGCCGAACGGAAGGCAGTCTGCATGTCCTGTGCCCTGAACGACATAGGCCGATGCTCAAAATGCAACTGTTATCTTTATGCAAAGATCAGGATAAAGAATGAAAAATGTCCTGAGAATAAATGGAGGGAAACCAATGAGCTTACCTAACACATACTGGCTGTTCAACAACACGGCCAACGACGGCGCGAACACGGGAAACGCCTCGGGCGGGGCCGGGGGTGCGTCATCCAACTGGGTGGTGATAGACCTGACAAACGATACGATCCTGTTTCTGGACGATCAGCAGACCGACGGGGACGATCACGCCGGGACAAAGTACCCGGTGATCATACCGGACGCCGGGGACCTGGAGGCGCCCAAGACGTTCGTGGATGACGATTCCGAGGAGATCTTCGACCAGGTTCCTCTTGCCGGCACGACCAACGGCGAGCAGAGCGGCGGGGACACCAGGTATGTTTTTGCCATCTACTTCGACGGCGCCACCGCCGGGGTACCCACCCTGGAGGCATGGGACGACGATACTCATGCCACAGCAGACGACGATTTCTTAGGCGGAGGAACGCCTGCGAATTCGACCCTGCTTGCGATCGCAACCACAAACGGAGCCCCCGGATCTGCCACATGGGCGGGCACACCGCTGAGCGGCACGGACAGCCGGATCGAGCTGGACACCGGCGCCCTTGGGGCCGCAAAAAACCTGTATTTCAACATCAAGCAGGTTATCCCGAGCACCTTTACGGCGCAGTCGGACAGCGCCATCGTCCTGACGCTGAGGTTTCTGTACTCATGATCCCGGGTATTCCCAAACACCAGATGGCCTGGCGCATTCGGGTGACGTTTGTAGGCAAGCTGCCGCCGAAAAAATATATGACGCCCGATATCCGGCATCATGATCCGGGCTGGGCGAGCGAAATTTTCAGCCGCCCTATCGAGATGCTGGAGTTTTTTCTGCCCACCGGGCACCGGCTCGTCATGTCCGGCATGGAGCAGTATAATTTTTTCGTTGAGGCGGTGCAGTCCACCAGGACACGGGGTGGCGCCAAGATTCAAGCCTTTTGGTTTTGCGGTAAGCTGCCCGGAAACGATGTCGTAGAAATGTGGCGGGTAGGATACGGTAAGATTATCCGGGACCGCAAGCCCTGGGGCCGGGAATGGGGCGGAGGCCCGACCAGCGGCTGGAAGCAGGGCATTAGCGGGAAACCGCTTTCTATACTCCTTAAGTGAGGAAAAGATGGGTTGGTTAGGCGATTGGGCAGAACGCATAGAAATTACTGTCGATAACACGAATATCGATTCGGATCTCACGCATTTCCCGCTGCCGCTTATCCTGGGCACCTCAGTGGGCCAAAACAGCGCCGATGTGTCTTGCGTTTTCGATGAGTTGGGGTCGAGCTCGAAAAAAATCGCCGTCACCAAAGACGATGGCACCACGCAACTGTATGTCGAGATAGAACTGTGGGATGAAGCAAACGAGAAAGCAGTACTGTTCGCGTCCAAATCCGATTTAACTCTTTCGTCCGCCTCCACGACCGTACTGTATTTATATTACGATGCCTCCCAGCCCGATAATGACACCTATGTTGGAGAGACTACGGAAAGCCCGGCCCAGGCAGTCTGGGATGCCGACTTTGTAGGTGTTTGGCACATGTCTCAAGACCCGTCTGGCGGAGCCGGATGCATCAAGGACTCGACGTCCAATATCAATCATGCCACTCCTGCGGGATCGATGACCGCCGATGATTTAGTGGATGGGCAAATTGGGAAAGCCTTGGATTTTGACGGATCCGATGACCGGGTAATAGAAAATTCACTTACAAGACCTACATCAACTCTTACATTGGAAAGCTTTTTTAA